TGAGTATCTTGAGTAGGAACTGGGACAGTAATTCTAGTAGTACCACTTACTGACAAATCTCCCGATATGTCAGCATTACCAGTTGTAGTAATAGATGCTACTGTAAGGTCACCTGAAATATCTGCAGCAGTGATTGTAGTACTTGCAATGTCATTAATTTGACTTTGTAATGAGTTGATTGATAGATCTAAAGTAGTCACATTATCATCAACATAGAGTTTGGTTGCTGGATGAGTATCTTGAGTAGGAACTGGGACAGTAATTCTAGTAGTACCACTTACTGACAAATCTCCCGATATGTCAGCATTACCAGTTGTAGTAATAGATGCTACTGTAAGGTCACCTGAAATATCTGCAGCAGTGATTGTAGTACTTGCAATGTCATTAATTTGACTTTGTAATGAGTTGATTGATAGATCTAAAGTAGTCACATTATCATCAACATAGAGTTTGGTTGCTGGATGAGTATCTTGAGTAGGAACTGGGACAGTAATTCTAGTAGTACCACTTACTGACAAATCTCCCGATATGTCAGCATTTCCGGCTGTAGTAATCGATGCTACTGTAAGATCACCTGTTATGTCTGCAGCAGTTATGGTTGCACCCGATAGATCTGATATCTGGCTTTGCAATGAATTGATTGACACATCAAGAGTACTCACATTGTCATCAACATAGAGTTTGGTTGCTGGATGAGTATCTTGAGTAGGAACTGGGACAGTAATTCTAGTAGTACCACTAACAGATAAATCTCCAGAAATATCTGCATTACCAGTAGTTCTAATAGATGCTACTGTAAGATTACCTGTTATGTCTTCAGCTCTAATAGTTGCACCTGATAGGTCAGAAATCTGGCTTTGTAATGAGTTTATTGACACATCCAGAGATTCAAGGCTATTATTAACCAAAGTTAAATCGGGAGCTGGTCCAGTCGGTCCTACTTGTCCTTGAGCACCAGTGAAGCCTTGAGGTCCAGTTAAACCTTGAGCTCCAGTGAAGCCTTGAGGTCCAGTAACTCCTTGAATACCTTGAATACCTTGAATACCTTGATCACCTTTATTTCCAATAGCTCCTTTGTCTCCCTTTGGTCCTTTAATTTCACCTAGGTCATTATAGGTATTAGATTCACTCACATATACTAATAAGTTACTTCCTACAATATAAGCATCCCCAGTTTGTGGATTTGCAAAAGGCTCACTTGCAGCATTAAAAACTGTTATATCTGGATAACTATTTAACAAACGAATACTTCCAGGAGTAACACCTGCAATTCTTGTAGCACCTAATTCAGTTACACCATCATTACCAATAGATAATATACTTTCTCCACTTGGTCCTATAATTGTATTACCACTCGTTAAATGAAGATCATCTACATATATACTTGCAAATGGTCTATCGTTTGATCCAATATCACCTTGACTTCTATATTGGATTACACCACCACTCACCCCATCTTCGATTCTGGGTTGTAAATTTAAAATATTTTCTCCTACATAATAAGTATTAACGAAACTACTTGAAAACTCAGTACCAGTAGCACCAATAGAGGAAACACCAACATTACTTGGTAATATAGTATTACCTGTAATTGAATCACTTACTAAAGTTTGTATGATTAAATCCGTTTCCAATGGACCTGGGATACCCTGAGGTCCAGTCGCGCCATCGGGTCCTTGTGGTCCAATTGCTCCTTGAGGACCATTTGCTCCATCAGCTCCTTTTACTCCTGTAAAACCTTGAGGACCATTTGCTCCAGCAGGACCTTGTGGTCCTTGTAATCCTTGTGGTCCTGGAGGACCATCTGGTGGTCCTCTTTCACCCTGTGGTCCTCTTTCACCCTGTGGTCCTCTTCCACCCCTTGACCCTATATCACCTTTTGGTCCAGCTACACCAGCAGGACCACGCAGTCCATCAGTTCCACGATCACCTTTGTCACCTTTTGGTCCCTTAATCGCACCAATATCTACAAATTGAACACTATCCCAGACAAATAAATGACTCATCACTAAATACGAATCACCTTGCACTTTGCTTGTAATTGAACTAAAAATGGTAGTAATATCAATAATGTTAATAAAACTACGATCAATATCAGTTTCAAATGTTCCATCATCATATAGAATATCATAATTACCGTTAGTACGAACTTTATGAATTATTCCAGGATAATACACTAAATTATTTCTACTATTCGATTGAACATAATTTTTTGCTCTGATAGTTTTACCAGATGAAATATAATCATCTGCACTTATAATGACAGGCTGTAAAGACCCTTTTATTACAATTGAACCAGGAGTTATTCCACCAATAGTAGAACCAGATGGTAATGTTATTGTATTATTAACAGCACTAATTTTTGCATTACCTAAATATATTGAATCATTTTCAGCAAATAATGATTTACAATGTATTTCATTGAATTCTAACCCGGCTTTACCAATATTTACAGTCTTTGCAGTATCTGGTAAAATATCTTCTTTTACTAAACCACCGAATGAGCCAGCTGGTCCTTGTAATCCATCAATACCTTTTTCACCTTTTTCACCTTTTTCACCTTGAGGACCCTGGGGACCTCTTCTAGATGAGCCATGATGATGAGGCGGATGATTATGATTATGATTACGATGACAAGTACATGATCTTTGACATCGGGGGGTACAACTGCAATTTACCCTCCTTACATCAATATCATTACAATCATCATTATAAATCAACGATATTTGTCGTTGAGACATTTTATCTATATAAAAATATTTATAAAATAATAAGGTCGCTAAATCTCAATGATAATATTGTATAATTATAGTAAATAACAAATGTCAAATTTAGATTTAGACATAAACAACTATAAGATTCATGATTTAGAAACTTTTTTCAAATTATCTTCAACCTACACTAAAGAAGAAGTGATTACACGGGAATATGAATTGCGTACTTTATTATTATCATCAGGACAAGTCGATTCTTTTTTTAAAAGGGATTTAATTACTTTTCTTGAAGAAGGAAAGAGCAGACTTTTAGAAAAAATGGCTAAGACACAACCACATACATCAATTCATCGTAATCCTACTACCGTACCAGATCATTTTCCTCAACCAACAATACCATTACCCAGTAGAGAAGAAAGTATTATTCCTCCTAAAACTACTCAATATGTTTATACCCAAGCAAGTGAATATTTCCCCGGAACATTAAATCCATTAGACCGTCGTACCACAGAAAAATGTCTGTCCATTGATACTCGTTTCAGACCACCCATGTCTGTACATAGTGACTTTACTTTTACTTTACCTAGTCGCGTTACAAAAGTTCTCTCCATGAGTTGTTCTGCTTTTGAAATGGATTATGGTAGTCTGTATAATATATCAGCAACTTTAAACAACAATTACATTTATATTTCAATCTGTACAGTTGAACAAGAATTCAATCAAGTCTTTGTTGTCCCAGATGGGTTTTATACTACTGACCGTCTATTAGATACCTTGAATAGAATGCTAGGAGATCAAGCCGAGACACCTTTTTTATTTTTAGAATGGAAAAAAGACCCATATGGATCCAATAAATGCATATTAATGATCGACGAAAATAATGATTTCTTTACGCAACGTATTAATCATATTTCTCTCGATTTCACTTTAGATATAAATGGAAATGAAGATTCCAAACAAGATGTGTTTTCCAAAATGGGCTACTTACTTGGTTTTACCCAAAAATATTACACCGAGAAAACCCAATACATGAGTGATATGCCTATACAAATAGATTCCAGTGTTCCCTACTTTTATTTGGCCATTGACGATTTCCAAAATCGTTCGACCGCTGCCTTTCCAGCAGCTTTCTCTCAAATGACCATGAGTCCTTCTATTTTAGCTAGACTGTCTTTCAAAAATAACGGAGAACTACAGATTGTATCCAATAATCGTGTCTATTTTGGTCCTGTAGATATTGCTAGACTTCATGTACAATTAATTGATGCTTATGGACGTTATTTAAGAGTGGAAAATAATTATTCATTTTGTTTAACTTTACAAACAGTTTATGATTTATAAATGTATATAGTAGTATATAGTAGTAGTAGTAGTATATAGTAATGGATTCCAACACAACACCTTTTAGTAGTGATTATACTGAAATAAAAAAACGTAAAGCAATACAATTAAGTGAAATGGAGAGAACAAGTTCCAATCATACCACCTTGAAACAATATGCAACTCTTAATACAACACCTTTATATACTATAGAATGGCGTAAAATACATCCATCTCGATTCCAAATATTATTACCAGTACCGAAAAAAATCGAAGTACAACAACCCGACGATTTTACCAATGAATAGTATTTAAGTGAAAAATAAGTTGTAAATAATATCAATTATTTATAAAAATACACCAACAATATGGCGACAATTGTTACTGCTTTCATGACAAATGTGAATAACGTAGAATTCCGTTCTTGTGAGAAATATATCGAATACGGGAAAAAACTTCTAAGTCAATCCATACCAACCGTTTGCTTTTTAGAACAAAAGATTTATGATGATTATTTTCAATCTTGTAGTCAGGATTATCCTAATACTTATTTTATCATGTTTGAGAGAAATGATATTTATTTATACGATTTTGAAGACCAATTGAGCAAGTATTTTGTTCATACTGATAATCCTCAAAAAGATACACCCGGTTATATGTTCGTACAATGTCATAAAACCGAATGGGTGAAACAAGCCATACATGTTAATCCATTTCATACTACTAATTTCGTGTGGATCGATTTTGGTATTTTTCATATGATTAAAAATGAAATGGAATTCGCACTCAATATAAATACTCTTTGTACAAAGACATACGACCAAATTCGCATTGCAAGCTGTCGCAATCTTGACGATTTTTGCGAAAATGACATTTTCCGTGTTATTTCTTGGTATTTTGCCGGATCAATTTTTGGGGGCAGTAGTACTATATTACTCGAATTCGCTTCCATTATGAAGAAAAAATGCATTGAACTCATTAAACGAAATAAACATATTATGTGGGAAATCAATATATGGTATATTTTGTACAAGCAACATCCTGAACTATTTTCTCCTTACCACGCTAATCACGATCTCAGTATTTTAGGTAACTATTAAAAACCTGTAAATAATATAAACTTATTATTATAGTATTTATTTAATTACTACTTACTTCTATATTCATGTGCGAACCTAGCGATGAACAACAAAAAGTAATAGATGCATTAAGCAATAATAATAATGTAATCGTAGATTCATGTGCAGGATCGGGGAAAACTACCACTATTTCTTTTTGTGCCAAACATCTCTCCAATCTTCGCTTTTTATTACTTACTTTTAATGTTTCTTTAAAAGAAGATGTCATTCAATCCTTCAAACAAAAAGAATTGTCCAATGTAGATGTATTTACTTATCATGGATTAGCAGTAAAATATTATTCTACTATTTGTAATAACGATATTGGTATCCGTAAGGTATTGCGTACATCGATGCAACCTCGAAATATTGCCGATTTTCAAGTCATTATATTAGATGAAGTACAAGATATGTGTCGTCTATATTTCCGTTTTATATGGAAATTTTTACTCGACATTGGGAAACCTGTATTGTTTCTGTTTTTAGGCGACGAACATCAATGCATTTATGAATTCAAAGGGGCTGATAACCGATTTCTTACTTTGGCCCATCATTGTTGGAAAGATTTTCCTTTATTGGTGTCCAATGAATTTGTACAATGTACATTACACACTTCATATCGTATTACGAATTCTATGAGTGATTTTATCAATAAAGCAATGCTGGGCAACGAACGTATTAAAGCATGTAAAGATGGACCCGCTGTTGTTTATTATAAACGTAATATGTTCAGTGTTCCTATTTTCATTCAAACCAAAATACAGCAATTTAGTTTAAAAGAAAAGGCGAATTATGGCGACTTTTTGATTTTAATGCCGAGTCCTAGTCACCCAACCGCCAAATTTACCGAAAATAAACTAGTGGAAATGGGTATGCCTTGCTATTACCCTTCTCAAGAAAATGAAAGCATGTCCTCTGAAATTATGCAAAACAAAATAGTATTTTCTACTTTTCATAGTTCAAAGGGAACCCAGCGAAAATACGTGTTTTTATTAGGCTTTGATATTACTTATAATTTATTCTATTCAGGTAAAAGCAAAGATCCATTAGTTTGTCCAAACGAACTGTACGTAGCTGCTTCTAGAGCTCAACACTATTTGTGTATTATACATGAAGAAAACAAAAATATGTTGCCGTTCTTGAAATTAACACAAACAAATATGGTACAATCAAAATTTATTCATTTTCAAGGTGTCCCTTCCGGTCCAAATCCAAACGCAGAGAGAAAAGTAGAAGTCGAAAATAAACGTAAAAAGGACGTAAGTGCTTTTACTCGATTTATTAGCGAAGATACCCTCGAAATTATCTCTCCAATCTTAGATGAAATATTTATTACCATTACTCCTGTAGTAGATGAAGATCTATTGCAAATACCATCTTTTCATGAAACCCGTACAAAAACTGTAGAAGATGTTAGTGATATTAATGGAACTATTCTACCTATTATGTTTATTGATGAATTGAGAGAAGAACAAGGGTTGCAAAAAATGCCCGTACTTCAACATCTTATTCAACAGAATTTATGCGCCATGGATGAAAAAATGACTTCGAAATCTTCTACATTTTTACAAGACATGGCAAATGCTATGCCTTTGGAATGCGAAACCATTTCTCACTATTTGTATGTCGGTTGTTTATTGTCCGCTACCACAAATAAAACTTTCTCTCGAATGAAGCAAATACCTTGTGATAATTTTGATTGGTTAGATGAAGATACTGTACAGTTATGTATGCAACGATTGAAAGATGTAATCGGTAGTGAATGTTCTTCCCAATGGCATCCTGAATATACAATCATACGTGGAGATAGTGATGATGACCATTTGCTTATTGACAAATTACTCTCTCCTTATAGTGATACCATTTATCGATTTAGTGGTAGAGTCGATTTATTTACTGAAAAATCAATTTGGGAATTGAAATGTACGTCTCAATTGACCATTGAACATAAATTACAACTTGTACTGTACGCATGGTTGTACCAAAATAAAGGATATGGTTTGTACGACGGAAAAAAAGAAAAGGAGTTTCACCTCTTCAATTACAAAACAAACGAACATTTGGAATTAAAAGCAACACGAGAACAATTAAATATGATTATTTTTGAAATGATTAAGGGAAAACAATCTACAGTCAAATTAAATGATAGCGATTTTTTAAGTAATTTACATAAACAGTTTTAATTTTTAATTTTTTCTTAGTCTTCTCTTACGATAACGATAGCATCCATCATTTAGTTTCACTTTGTTTGACTTCCATTCTTTTGATGCTCCATCGAAATCAATATTTACTTCAAATCTTACACAATACACTAATAACAACCTTTCCATGCGTCGGACACACATTTCTACTGTATCAAGACGTCTTCTTGCAACATATTTCCATTCTGCTGCATAATCACCTCTAGAACTATTATAAGGCAATGGTTCAATCCATTTGTGAATTTCAAAGATAATATCATTCAATAATGTTCTCTTTTCATCACTTACATCTTCTAAATAAGGGATATTTTCTACAATAGTTGCGAGGTTTTTCTGTAAAGTAACGTACCGAGTTTGCGCCTCATCTTCTGTACATGGCTCATTCTCATTCGTACCACTGTATGGTACATAGCTTATTATCTGGTTTATAACGGCAAGACTCTGTTTAATATCAAAACATGCTTGTTCATGTGTTTTTGTAATAACAGCAGTAGGGGGTGTTAATTGAGACTCTTTTTCTGTTTTTGTTTTTTTTAGTTTGGGATTCTTATCCAGGACCTCGTAATTGTAATTACGAACAACACCTGATCGTGTTTTTTTTACGTGCGAGCGAGTTGATACCATCTTTTTTGTTTTCGATTAAAATTTGTAAATAAATTAGAGACCTTTAATAACAATAATCTAGAAAGCTTATATTGTTGTTTATTACTGAACTTAATGTAAAATGAAAACTTTTTCAATTTTAGAAATAAACCCGGTACCGATTAAAAGTGTCTCCTGTCTAGAGTCGTAAAATAAAGGGTATTGTACAAGGATCGTGTAGAAATGGTTGTTCTTCAAGAGTCGTAAAATAAGGGGTTATTGTACAAGGATCG